TTAAAGTCAGATCTGACACCGTTTATGATGGTTTATTTAACATTCGTTATCAGTTATTTTTAAATGACTTATATGCCTTTGGATCAATTGATCTTCTTCAATATTCAATGGTTCAGACTAAACTTGAAGATATTACATTTTTATTAAATCCAAATGTAAGATACAGATTTAATATTCGTCAAGATCGTCTTTACATTGACGTTGATTGGGCGGCTGCAGTAAACGTAGATGACTACTTTGTGATTGATTGTTTCCGTATCTTAGATCCAGATGATTTTACAAGAGTCTATAATGATCCATTTTTAAAAAGATATTTTACTGCATTATGTAAAAGACAATGGGGACAAAATTTAATTAAGTTTCAAGGAGTTCAATTACCTGGCGGTATTCAATTAAATGGTCGTCAAATTTATGACGACGGTGTTGCAGAGTTGGCTGAAATAAGAGCCAAAATGTCAAGTGATTATGAAATGCCTCCACTTGATATGATAGGTTAATATTATGGCACTAAACCCATTTTTTCTACAGGGTTCTAAGGGAGAACAAGGATTAGTCCAAGACTTAGTTAATGAACAACTAAGAATGTATGGCATTGAGTGTCATTATATTCCTCGTAAATTGGTTACTTCTAGAACAATTATGAAAGAGGTAACTGAATCTAGATTTGATCAGGCCTTTCCTCTTGAAACATATTTGATGAATACAGATGGATATGCTGGACAGGGAGACATACTCACAAAATTTGGTGTTCGAGTTACTGATGAGGCAACTTTTATAATATCTAAGGAGAGATTTGAAGAATCAGTTGCACCCTTTTTAGAACAGGATGATGATTATACTCTATCAAATCGACCAAAAGAAGGAGATTTAATATTCTTTCCTTTAGGAAAAAGAATGTTTGAAATTAAGTTTGTAGAACATGAAAGACCATTCTACCAACTACAAAAAAATTACGTTTATCAATTGCAATGTGAACTCTTTGAATATGAAGATGAAGTTATTGATACAAATGTCAATACAATCGATGAGGTCGTTCAAACAGAGGGTTATATTGCAAGACTAGTTTTATCAGATGTTGGTAGTCTTGCAACTGCAAATACAACTCTTAACTTTGGTGCGGTACAGCAAATATTTTTACAAAATGATGGTTATGGATATCTTACTGCACCTACTGTTTCAATCAGTACATCACCTGGCGTAGACGCAACTGCGGTTGCGATCATGACATCTCGTTCTGGTATCGGAACTGCGAAATCTATCGATAAAATTCTTTTAATCAATCCTGGCAGTGGATACATCGGAATACCTACTGTAACCGTGCCAGGCACTGGTATAGCGACTGCTGGCATCACTACTCTAGGTTCTGTAGGTATCGTTACAATTACGTCTGGTGGTTCTGGATACACTACTACACCAAATGTTGCGATTACTACCGCACCAGAAGGAGGAACGAACGCAACTGCTGAGGCAGTGATGGTTGGTGGAACGATTAGTGCAATTAGAATTAGTAACGCTGGTAGTGGATATACAACTGCACCAACGATTACAATCGGTGCTGCCACGACAATCGGAAATGGTGATTATATCTTTAACGAGACAGTTCAAGTTTCATCAGATTCTTCAGAGACTGCGAGAGTCAAAGTATGGGATGCAGGGTCTAGAACTCTTGATGTCAGTATGCTTACTGCAATGGAGTTCCAAGTTGGTGAAAAGATAAAAGGTCTTGAATCTGGTGCAGAATATGTGATTCTCTCTGTGGATTATGATACACCAAATGATTATCCAAATTCTCAATATAAGGCAGATCAATATAATGATAATGCAGACTTTGAGACAGAGGCTGATGCCATATTAGACTTCTCTGAGGGCAATCCGTTCGGAACATTCTAAATAGTTAGAAAGCTTTGATATGTTAGGTACTTATTTCTATCATGAAATATTAAGAAAGACAGTTATCGGTTTCGGTACTCTCTTTAATAATATTAACGTTCGACACAAAGATGCGAGTGGAACAACTTTTAGCGAGCTAAAAGTACCATTGGCTTATGGCCCAATGCAGAAATTTTTGGCAAGAATTCAACAACAACCAGATTTAGACAGAGAGACAGCTATAACTCTTCCTCGATTATCTTTTGAGATGCAGGGACTACAGTACGATCCAACTCGTAAAACTGGAATCGCACAAACTTTTCTCACACAAAATGGGACAAATGCAAAGAAAGTTTATATGCCCGTTCCATATAATATTGCATTTGAACTTAGTATCATGTCTAAGTTGAGTGATGATGCGTTACAGATATTAGAACAAATTGTTCCTTACTTTCAACCATCATTCAATATTACAATAAATTTAATTAGTTCAATTGGTGAGAAAAAAGATATTCCAATTGTTTTAGAAAGTATAAACTATAGTGACCAGTATGAAGGTGGTTTTGAATCTCGTAGAACAATAATTTACACTTTGGCGTTTACTGCAAAGACTTACCTATTCGGGCCAGTTGCAGACAATCCATCAGGTCTTATCAAGAAGGTTGATGTTGATTACTACACTAGCACTAATGTTAAAACTGCAAAACGTAATATCAGATATAGTGCAACGCCTCTTGCTAAACAAAATTATGATGATGATACAGCAACAGTTCTTGATGGTGCAATATCTGAGAAGGTCACAACTTTCAAGGTGAGTGCAACTACTGATTTAGCTGCGAATCAGAGAATTATTATTGATACTGAAATTATGAAGATTAGAAGTATCAGTGGTCAGAACATAACTGTATTCCGTGGTCATGATAACACAGTTGCTGCGAAACATGAACATAATGCAGCGATTGGTGTTCTTAGCGCAACTGATAATGCATCAATTGAATTTGGTGATGACTTTGGATTTGATGAAATGACATCATTCTTTAGTGATGGTAAATCATCCAGTCCTTCACAAGGTATAGACATCTAGGAGAGTTATGAAAAATTTTGATTCTATTGAGGAAGCACTTAACGTTGATACAGAGGTCGTTGAAAACGATAAGATTGAACCTCGAAAGAATCAACTGAAAAAGAGCGACCAAAATGATTCTGAAAAAGATTATGAATATAGTCGTGCAAACTTATATTCCCTTGTTGAGAAAGGACAGGAAGCGGTGAATGGTATATTAGAATTAGCACAGGAATCTGATTCTGCAAGAGCATATGAAGTTGCTGCAACTACAATCAAGGCAGTTGCAGATACAACAGACAAACTTATTGACTTACAACAGAAGATGAAGGATCTTGAACAGGATCCAAACAAAGGGCCTACAAATGTGACAAATGCATTATTCGTAGGTTCGACAGCGGAGTTATCAAAATTAATCAAGAATCAAAATAAAGATGATAAATGAAATCTCCAGAACTATCAGAATTTTTTAGTCTTCTCGGAAAGGCAAAGAAAGAAAAGAAAGAGGAGTTTGATAATCTTCTCAAGGAAGCAGACATCAATCTTGATGTCTTAACTTCGTCTGTCGTTACTGGAATCAAGGAAGCAAAAGTAAATATAAAGAAACAAAAGAAGAAAGAAGAAAAATTAATTGAACAACTCGATTCAATCATAGATGTAATTGAAAATCCAAAAGAGGTCAAAGATATTACAGAACCAGCAGTCACTGTGGGTGTGCCTGAAGACTTTGATGTATCTTCTTTGGAAGATGCTGATGATAATCCATCATTTGAAGTTGTTGATTTAATTAAACCAGAACCAATTAAAACACCAAAGATAAGTGATACTGTTGCACAGGCAATCAAATTCATTGAAGAGACAAATATTAAAGAGGAAGTTGAAAACGCAGATGAAACAAGTGTAGATGATCTTAAGTCAGAAATCAAACAAGTCAGAGATATATTATATAAAGTTCTTGCACATGGGCCAGGGTCTGGTGAAGTTAATCTTTTAAAGCTTGATGATGTTGATGAAGATAGTGCAAAGGTAGATGGCAAGGTTCTTCAATATCAAGCGTCAACTGGTAAATTCATAGGTGGTTCTACTTCAGGTATTGGAACACAAGATAGTCTGAACACATCAGGAATCATCACTGCTTCTCAGTTCTCAGGATTCACTCATCTGATTGCACCACATTCATCAACTAAAACAATCACAGTTAAGGTTGCAAGTAAGATAGATGGAGAACACAGATATTATGGAAGTGGAAGTAGTCTAGGATATGTTTTAGATAATGTTCAAGCTCCGTTTCTAACTCTAACACCTGGCAGAACATATCGTTTTGATGTGTCAGACAGTTCAAATAGTGGTCATCCATTCCGATTCTATCTTGATGCTGCAAAGGCAACTGCATATACAACAGGTGTTACTGTAGGTTCTGGTTATGTTGATTTAGAAGTTACAGATTCTACACCTACAATTCTTCATTATCAGTGTTCATCTCATGGATATATGGGCAATGCGGTACAGGTAAATTCAAGTAACGCAATCAAATTAAACAGTCAGGATGCATCATATTATCTAAACTACAATAATTTTTCAAACACTCCAACCATACCGTCAAACAATAATCAGTTGACAAATGGTGCTGGATATATTACAACCTCATTTACTAATACTAATCAACTTACAAATGGTGCTGGATTCATTACTGCGAGTGATAATATTACAGGAACATCTGCTGGATTAACAGGTAATCCGAGTATTTCAGTAACCAACGTGACTGCAAGTGGAAATGTAAACATCGCTGGAGTTCTTACTTATGAGGATGTAACAAACGTAGATTCGATTGGAATTGTAACTGCAAGAGCTGGAGTTTTAGTTGGTAGTGGTATCACACTGAGTAAAGATGGTGATGTATTTGCAACAGGTATCACAAGTTCAACTAAAGTTCATGTTGGTGTGGACACAGGAGTTTACGGTGAAGATTTAGTTGTGACTGGAGATGCCAGAGTGACTGGTATTTTGACAATTGGTACAGGTTCGATTGTTCTTGACCCAACCGCAAAACAACTTCGTGGTCTTGAGGAGATTGTCATTGGTATTGCAAACACAATCACAATCAAACAAGATGCTAAAGGTGAGATTGAATTTACAGACGCAGTTGGAACTCCTAAGTCAGTTGGAATTGGAACCACTGTATCTGTTAATACATCTGGTATCATCACTGCATCAAGTTTCGTGGGTGGATTTACAGGCGACTTAACAGGAACTGCTTCAAATGCAACTCAACTAGGTGGTCAAGCTGCATCACATTATCTTAATGCATCAAATCTAAGTTCGGGAACAATACCAGATGCAAGATTCCCATCTACACTACCAGCTATTGACGGATCTGCATTAACAGGTATTGCTGGGACTGCAAATATAATCACAAACACTTTAGAAGTTGTTGGTGTTTCTACTTTAGGTGATGCTATAGATGTTGATGGATCAATTACTTGTGATGATATTATAACTGCTGGTGCTGTGTTGCATGAAGGAGATACGGATACGCTGATGCACTTTTCATCGGCGAATAACATAGAGTTTAAAACCAATGGTGTTTCTAGATTTTTAATTAACAATTTTGGTGCGTCTGTTCAAGCCACTAAACCACTTACATTTCTTGCTAGTTCTGGAGACTCAGCCAGTATAAAATCTGGTGGAACAAATGCAAATGATTTATTATTCAGTGCTGGAGGTAGTGAAAGACTTCGTATTACATCATCTGGATTATCTAAAGTTGGTTCTGGTATTACATTTAGTCCTGATGGAAATATATTTACAACTGGCGTTACAACTGCAACCACTTTTGTTGGTGCATTAACAGGAACTGCATCAAACGCCACACTTGCAGTCAGCGCTCAAGGATTAACAGGTTCTCCAAATATTACTGTTACTAATATCAACGCTGTTGATACAATCATTAGTGGTAACTTATCTGTTG